ATAAGTCAGACCTACCCACTGGTACATATGGCAGCCTCACCCTCTGGAAGCGCCGTTTAGTGACCGCTACGGGGTCCACAGTACGTTTCTCAGAGCTTAACTCCCCGGAGAGCTGGCCCACAGTTAACACGATCACAGTGCCTACCGGGGGGCCTATAACGGGTCTCGCTGTTATCGCCTTTAACACCGATTTCGGTAACGACGAATACTTAGCCGTCTTTAAAGAGCGGGAGATATGGTTAATTAGAGGGAATGACTACACAGACGTCTCCCTCTCCTTCATCGATTCGGTAGGATGCCCCTCACAGTCTCTTATAAACCTGGCTAACGGATTTCTCACGTGGATTGATTATCAGGGCGCTTATTTGTGGGACGGCGCTGGAAAGCCTATCTCCATATCTAAGACCGTAGAGACCTTATTTGCGATTGACGGTGACATCGATAAAACTGTGCTGGCCCAGGGCTGCTCATTTTACCTTCGTGCGACTAACACCGTTGGATGGTATCTCACCTCTAAAACCTTCGGTGCCCAGAAGATCTGCCTTAAAGTAGACCTCCGCCTATCCCTACCTGGTGTCGAGAGTTCCTTATCTGGACGAGTCCTACCTGCTGTATTCATTGAAGACCAGCAACCACAAACCATTTCGGCGTCTAGATCTTATATCCCAAGTAGCTCCTCACAAGAAGCATTGATTCTGGGTGATAACGAAGGGTTTCTATACAACGCTTATTCCGTATACGCGGACGGCGGCGAGGGTATCGATTTCCAATACTACACCCCTTTTCTTGACCTGGGGCAGCCGAGCGTGTCTAAGCGCTACAACCAGGTCATCGTCTGGGTTGATGAGATTGGGGATTGGGACCTAACACTCGACTATTGGGCCGGTTACCGAGCAGCCCTTCTAGCTAAATCTACATTGGTTCAACCTATCTCAACTATAGCCTCCAATCAAACAGCTCTTTGGGACGTAGCCTTTTGGGATGAAGCTTCTTGGGACGACTTTACCCCTAGACTCCGTGGAATTGTTTACAATCTTAACAATGATCAAGGAAATATGGAGGGCGACTGCGTTAGGCTTCGTTTCCGTAACGGCGGAGCTAATAACCCAATAACAATCCACGGATTCACTGTTAAGTGGTCTGAAATCGCAGGGAGAAAATAATGGCTGTCTGTATAGTTTCAGGTCAAATGCTCACACCCGCTGGTGACCCGGCTTTATCTGTGTCCGTGAGTTACCGCGTTTCGTCACCAGTTGTAGTAGGAAGCACCTTGATAACCCCGTTCGAAGACGAGGTCATGGTGGACGCTAGCGGTAACTTCCTCCTAACCGTCCAACAATCCTTAAGCGTTATATTTACCGTGGTATACCCTATCCTAGGCACGGAACCTATGCGTCAATACACTTACACAGGGAACATCCCTGCAACCGAAACCGCGTCCTTTACCGACGTCATTGTAGTGGAGTAATATGCCTGTATTAACCCAACCATACCCAGCTTTTCAGCCTTTCACAAAGATACTATCTGCGGAGACCAACGCTAATAACGCCGCTATCCGCACGTTGCTTAATGTGACAAAGCTGGATTATGAAAACCTGCAACTTAACAACCTGTTCTACGCCAGCCAATTGTCGATGCAGGTAGCTGTTACGGATACGTTAGGGGCATTAACCCTAATTACAACTCTCCCAATAGTTAACGGGGGGCTCGGTTTTAGTCCTGTTATAACAACCATTAACGTCGGTCAAGTAGTTCAAGTTAATACAGATGGAACAGCCCTCACATTAGACGCAGCTCCGGAACCGTCGACCGGAAAAATTTATTCATTTTACAGATTCGGATAGGAGAATCCCATGGCAGTAGGACCAATTTTCGTAGGTACACCAAAGTTCGCAAACATTGTATTAACAAATACTAACGCAGGAGATGCGGCGTACATCAACCCAACCACTATCGCTACACTACTAACAATAGAAGGCACAGGGGGTCGAGTCGATAACGTATATCTACAACCGGTAGGCACTAACGCGTCTTGCGTGGTCCGTTTCTGGGTGGACACGGTGGGTACGGGGGGCATCGCAAATAGATTAGTCAAGGAGGTCTATCTCCCCTCATCTTCGTCAAGCGCAGTAGCGCCGCTACCCTCTGCGATATGGTCACCGGGTCTTGTTCTCCCCGCCGCCGCAGTGCTTAGAGCTACAATCGGTAACACAGCTCTTACTAACGGTGTTGCCATCTCTGTGGAATATGGTGCATTCTAATGTCATTAAGAGCTAACGACGCGTTAGGCGTCACCCAAAAAACAGGGGTCTACTCACGGGCTCGTATAGGTAGCTCTGTGGCGGCTAGGTTCAACGGACACTGCCCTTTTTTAAATATAATAGAGATGGAAGGTAACGATATAGACTTATTTAATGAGTTAGGGGGTTCCCCGCCGGCTTACACCGGGTTCATCATTAAAACCCCTGGAATTTACCTGGCGGAGGTGTCGGGTTTGTATATAGCCGCAGGTTCGATCGCATTTGCTATCAATAAAGACAAATCCCCCGCTGCAGCCTTCCCGACAGTTGAAAGTGGTAACTTATATATGTATAGCAATGTGGGCACGCAGATAGTACCTATAACGACTGCCATCATAGCAAAAGGTGACGAAATAATCACCATTTTTTCGAACGCTAACCCAGCAGCTAACGGAGAAGCAACCTTTACACTTACAAAGATAGGTTAAATGTACGCTGAATACTTGCGAGAGCGCGAAGACAAACAGATTTTAGAGATTGAACATGGGTTTACGGTTTACGGTTACAACTGTGTCCCTGGCATGTCTGTCCCTCACGTTTATATCAAAGATAACTACGTCCGACCTGAGCACCGTAAAACGGGTATCGCTCGTACCATGGCGGATCAAATTTGTGCCGAAGCTAAAACTAAGGGTATCAAGATACTCCTTGGAAGTGTTGACGGGGGTGCACACGGTGCGCACGAATCCCTGCTAGTTTTGATCGCTTACGGAATGAAACTTTATTCTATTAATGATAACGCCATATGGATGGCTAAGGAGATTTAAATGGGTGGTATTGCAAAAGGTATAGGTAGCGTAGTAAAAGCCCCTACAAACTTCGTTGGTGGTATTCTAGGTATCAATGAAGGCCAAGGCGATTATGCCACCCCCGAACAAATACAGCAAGGAAAGTATAGGGATTTCGCGAATAACTACGATACGGAAATGGGTTTAGCTGATAAGGGTGTGCAGGAATCTGCTTTAACAAGGGATCTATACGGCGAAGGCGGGTTACAATCACGACTCTCGGCTGAAGAACAGCAACTAGCGAATCAGGGGTTTAATTTAACTCAAGAGGACAGGACAGCCTATGGCCAGGCGGCGGGAGACATCACGCGCCAGTTTGGGCAGCAAGAGCAGGACATCTCTAAATCTCTTGCCAGTCGTGGGCTTGCTGGAGGGTCTTCTGGGGCCGCTGGAGCCGCTTTCTCAGGGGCAGCCGGTAACAAAAACGAGATGCTTGCACAAGCCCAGACAACTATCGCCCAAAACAGGTACCAGGATACAATGAACCGGCTCCAGCAAACCCGTAGTCAGATGCAGACAATGGGTACGCAGGGTTCGCAATTAGCCAATCAGCGATTCTCAGATAAAGGTCAAGGGCTCCTGAACGCAGTGAATGTTGAGAACGTAGGTAATGACCAAAATCGCACCATGTTATCCGACAAAGAAGCCGCGTACAACCCTGGTTTAATGGGTACCATAAACCAAGGCCTTCAGCGTGGGGTTGGTCAAGTAGCGCAGCAAGCGCCGGGTATGGCTTTAGGGGCTGCAACCGGCGGAGGTTCAATGGCGTCTAGTCTAGGTGGCGGTATGAGTAGTGGTAGTGGCTTCGGCGCTAGTAGCTACGGTAGCAGCGGATTAGCCAGTAAAAAAGGTCCGAGCCTCTTCGGATAATAAGGAACACCATGGCAGGAATTAATCAAAGACAATTAGATGAAGCGTTTAAACAAGGCGGGTCCGCAACCGATGCGTATGAGGCCGTACAACGACGTAAACAAGAGTCAGAACAGAATAACCTCCAGAGGAATGCTGCGCTTAGCCAGCTCTTAACAGGAGGTCAGATAAAAGAAGACGCAGCTACCTCAGAGCGGGATAGAAACCTACGCGACCTCGTAACGCTACGTGAGACCGCGGGTCCAGATGCCCGGATCACTTCGGGTGACGTTAGCTATGACCCTAGAACGGACATAGCCGGACGAGGTAAAAAGCCTGAGCCTACAGAGTTTCAAAAGGTGTATGATAGGGAATCCGCCAAGAAGATGGCTGAGGATGCGTCTACAGGCGGTCCAGCTAGAAGACAATCTGATATAAGCACCCTTAAGGATGTTGAAGGTAAGCTAGGTAGACAAACCAACCTATCTGGGCCTATCATCGGCTCTATACCGGCTGGTATTCGAAGTATTGTTATGCCAGAATCAGCTAAGGCGCAGCAAGACTTTGAAGCGATTGCACAAAGAACTCTTAAAGAGACTCTTGGTGGCCAATTCGCACAGAAGGAAGGGGAAGAGTTCTTCAAAAGGGCGTATGACCCCCGTCTTCCAGAAGCCATGCTGCAGCAACGTGTTACTCGGGCTAGACAGGTTTCACAGATTCTTGCGCAAGAAAAGCAAAAGATGCAGGACTACGCCCAGCAAACCGGCTCAATGGTAGGTTACCAGGGAATGCGCCCTGAGCAGGTA